TTATTTAGAAACTCAATGGGGTTGCAAATTAGATATTGCTCAAGGGAAATTAGTTCAACCTTTTTACTTAACATGGGATAAAGACGGTTATGTTAATTGGGAAGCAAAAGAATTAGATGTTGATTATGGAATTACATTGATTGATATAGAACAATCTGGAGATGAAGAGGGTGTAACACCTACTAAAAAACTAACAATAGCCTCCTTAGAAAGATTATTATCAAAAATAAGAACTGTCAAAGAAGCTGGAACAAGATATAATACAGTAGGTAGCACTTCTATGTTTATTGGAGGATTATTTGCAGGTGAAGTTTTTCCAAAAAATTTAAAAGAAGAAAAAGTAATAAACGAATTGCGTAAAGCAGTATTTGAAAATAGATTTATTCCTGATCAAGGAGGATATTTTAAGTGGGCACAAACATCTTTTAATTACGGTAAGAAGTTTCCAATAACAGAAAATGATCTTAAAACCTCAACTGGAATTAAAAAAATTGAAAAAATATTAGGAAGTTCAAGAGAAGTTTCATGCGATGGAGCAATACCTTTCATAAGAATCGGGAATGACTACTGGAAAGAAATATGGGAAGAAAAAGATGTTAATGGCCACATAAGAAGAGAAAAAAGATTATATCCTTATAAGAAACAGACTATTGTAGATGATTATGGCAATGATTTTATCAATATAATTCCAAGATATGAGGATTTTATTAATGAACCTAATTACTTTAATGAATATACATCTGAGCGTTATTATAATATTGTGAATCCGTTAATATATGCACCCGCAAAAGGAAGTTGGAAAACAATTGAGCATTTGTATAAACATATATTTGGTAATCAATGGCATTATGGTATTGCTTATACACAATTAGGATTATTAAAACCTAAGCAAAAATTGCCTGTATTATGTATTGTAAGTAAAGAGAATGAAACAGGAAAGACAACTTTTATTGACTTTTTACATGAATTATTATATGGCAATATGGCGATAATTTCAACGTGGGATTTTGAACAAGGTTTTAATCGCCATTGGATAACAAAACAATTTATTGCTATAGATGAATCTGAATTAGATTCGAATACAAATACTTCAAAAATAAAACATTTGAGTACTCAAAAGAAAGTTGCTATAAATGAAAAGTTTGTTGGCATAAGTCACATAGATTTTTATGCTAAATTTATTATACTATCAAATAATGAAGAAGGATTTTTAAAGATTAATGATGAGGATAAAAGATATTGGGTGGTCAAACCCCCTTTAGTAAAACATTTTGATCCAGAATATGAAGAAAAACTAATTAATGAAATACCTGCTTTTATGGAATATTTAATTAATAATCCTTTATTATATCCGGAAAAGAAAAGTAGATTATGGTTTGATATTGAAGAACTTCAAACAGAAACGTTACAAAAAGTAAAAGAATATAATAGATCGCCAATATGGCATAACCTATTTCCTATAATTGATGAGTACTTTTTTAGTAATCCTCAGAACGAAGAATGGGTTGCTACTCCTACGACTATAAGAAAAAAAGATGATTGGATCAGTAAATCATATTCAAATAAAGCAATTGCTAAGTGTTTAAGAGATGAATTTAAAGCAACTACCTCTGTCACAATTAAAAGATATTATGATTGTATAACTGAACAAGAAGAAATAGGAAGGCCTTGGACAATACATCGTAGTTCAAGCATTAGAAGTATTTCAAAAGATTTGTTAGAAGGTTTGTAATCAATGTAAAATAGCTTAAAATTGATTTACAAGTCTATTTAATTAGTACTTAATATTTTAGAGGCTTTTTATGGTTTGTAAACAAAATATAGGGGTGAGTAAGTTATATTACTCTCTATTTATTATTATTATTATTATTATTATTATTATTATTATTAAAAAAATAAGTTACAGAGTTACAAAATACTGGAATGATTTTAAAACAAACACTTTATGTGTGTAAACTATTTGTAACTAGCGCTGCATTTGTAAACGAAAATAGTTTACAATACCTCAAGATGAAATCCAAGAAACCCATACTATTCTGCCTCAGTTGCTACAACAATGACCCATACTTCGTTAGAGTTGGACATCAGGTTGCAAGACGTTGTCGTAACTGCAACACCTTCATTAAATGGGCTAAGCCTGAAGAGTACGAAGGGAAGTGGGTGATGAATGCAAGAAAGAAGCTCTTCTAAGTCAGGACTCAAATATATGAAGGGGTATAGCGAATGATACACATCAACAGTCTCCAAATCACCCCTCATATTATTTTCACACAATTGTAACTTTTTCTACCGGTAATTTTTAACCTAAGATATTTTTTGGCCTCTCTAATGCACCTGATGCATCAGGTGCTCTTATTTTCCTTAATGAATATATAACTATAAATAACGATATTTTATGAATGCAGGGCTTCGAAATAACATAGTATCGCACCTTAAGAAAAAGGGAAACTATGAACCCGATGTCGATGATTATGTAATTGATGAATTGATATCGAACATTGAACTATCAAAAGAATGCTTAAATCAAATAAAAGAGGAAGGAGTTGTACAACACTATATTACAACCTCTGGTAGTGAGATGTCAAAGATGAATCCTTTGGTAGGAATTTATCAAATGTTCCAGAGAAACATACAACAATTGGCGGCAAAATTAGGCATTAACAGAAAAGATAGATTGATGCTTAAACTCATACAAGAAAAAGAAAAAGACGAGTTTGACAAGGATTTTAAATAAAGATGAATATGTTCAAAATTGTTGGGAAGCGGCAAGGTCATATTGTGAAGGTGTTCAAGATGGAACAATAATTTGTAATGAAAACATAAGACTTGCAGTCAAACGCCACGAACTTGATCTTTTAAGAGATGACATCGAATTTCGAGTTGACGCAGTTGAAAGAGTTTATAAGTTCTTCAGTTATCTCTATGTAGAGGAAAATAAGCAATTCATTTTAGACCCCTTCCAGTCATTCATTATTCTTGCATTGTTTGGTCCCTATTTCAAAGGAACAGAAATAAGAAAATATCTATATGCATTCTTATTCATAGGACGAAAAAACGGCAAGACGACGTTCGCCGCCGCATTACAATTGTATTTTATGATGGCTGACAATCAGTCATTTCCTCGTTCATTGCTTATTTCAGCATCACAAAAGAACGCAAAGGACACATCATTTGGAGCTCTTCAAGAAATAATAAAGTGGTCACCGGCAATTAATTCAAGAGTTATTGCAAGAAGGTCAAATAGAGTTGAATTTAGAGACCCCTCAAGGTTAGGCTGGTCACAAACAACAGTTATGGATACGGATAGATTAGAGGGTTACAACCCAACTTCTTGTATACTCGATGAACTCCATACGTATAAAGATGGATCAAAATTTAATGTTATAAAGAACGGTTTAGGAACAAAACTTAATCCTATGCTATTCCTTATCTCAACTGGTGGTTATGGAAAAGATTCATTTTGTACTCAATTAGTTGAAACAGGAAGAAGAGTTCTTCGCAATGAAATTACCGATGACAGATTCTTTTATCTTTTATATGAATTAGAAGAATGTGATGATTGGCAAGACCCTAATGTATGGATAAAGGCGAACCCAGGATTAGGAACAATATTAGATTATAGACTTTTTAAGGACGATTTCAATACCTCAAAAAATATTCCTTCTCTATTAGATGACTTTCTAACCAAAAGACTCAATATGTTCTTGGAAGAAAATTCCGAATGGTTGGAAAGACAAACAAGAATTGAATCATTTAAAGAATTTTCAGACGATGTCGTCAAAGAACTTCCTTGTTATGTTGGACTTGACCTTTCATCAACAAGAGACTTAACATCAATTGTTTGTTTATGGGATGCAGGTGACAGGTTCTATGCGAAGTCTTGGTTCTTCTTTGTTAATAAAGGAGATAACGCATTAAGAAAAGGCGGAATAGATGTCAACAAATGGATTAATGAAGGATATGTTATTCCTTGCTCCACTCCTACTCTTGATTATGATCTTCTTAAACAATACTTGATTGAGATATTCAACACTTATAAAGTGTATGGTTTGTACTATGACCCTTGGCATTTTGATAGACTATTAAATGATGCAAAAGACATAGGATATTGGTGTGTTCCTATTGCACCTGGTGTTAAGAATTTTGATCCTTCATTAAGATTTACAGAAATTCTATTCTATGAAAGGAAACTTCATATATACCCAAATGAATGTATGAACTGGAACCTAACAAATATAGTCATCGGTAAAGGTGATTTGAACGGAAATATTAGACCAAATAAAAACGAAAGCAAGGATTCAATTGATGGCGTTATATCTCTTCTAAATGCAATGTCAGGTTATCTACAACAGAATAAAAGTGCCGCTGCCAACTATTTAAAAAGCATTGAATAATACGAATATATAAGTAAAATAAGTCATTTATATGTCATTTTTATCAAAATTTCTTAGAGTTAATCCTAAAGTTGTGGTTGCGGATACTGCGACAGAGATAAAACTTATTCAGGATGCTCTTAATTTTCCAAATTATACATTTACTACTGAGGACGGTAGAAGACTTTCCGCAGTCGTAATCTGTAGCAAGATATTAGCTCAAGACATAGGTAGATTACCCTTGAAAATTTATCAAACAGATGATACTGGAAACAAAACAATTTTAAGAAACGATTATCGATACTTAATACTTCACAATCATCCAAATTCTTATACTGATTCATATACATTCTGGAGTTCTGTAGAATTCATCCGAAGCTTCGAGGGAAACGCTTATGTTAAGATTAATAGAGATCCTAATCTCAAACCTATAAGCCTGGAGATTGTCACAAATGATAAGATTTCAGGTCCAGTTTTGATAAACGGACAACTTTATTATGAGATAAGTGAAGACGGCAAAGAACCTTATAGTGTC